TTAGGGCCGATATTTCGATACAGGGATTTTGATCGCAAAGGCCGTTAAACCTTTTTGATGAGCATAGATCCGCTTACCTTTCACGGTAATGAAAGGACGAAAGATCGTTACATAACCTGCACTGCTGTTATTGGTATTACGCATAATTGTTTCCTAAGTTCTGCTGTTGACAAAACTCCTGGTATGCGTATACTCAATACCGCCAAGTAATTTCGTATTCGCAAACTAAGAGAAGCCAGCGACAGCAATACGCTGGCTTTTTCGTTAACTTTTAACACGGTTTTTCCTCACCCAAGCTTCTGCTGCTTGCATGCTTACTCCAAATTTTTCGCTGATTTCGCTTACAGTAAGCTTCGGCTTTACTAAACGAGAATCGATTAGGAAGTGGCTTGCAAAAACGTCAGCTTGCCATTCGCTATCTTCATAAATCTTATGTCCCCCCGGTACCTTACTTCTCGCATAAGACATCTGGTTCCTGTGCATGATCAAGTGACCCAATTCATGAGCAACCGTGAATCGTGCGTGGTTGTCATCCTCACAAAGCGCATCATAAACACTTTCTTGTAACACGATCTTGTTCTTGTCTGGATATGTCACTGCATACCTTTTAGGTAATAACCTATCTTCCACAATCTCCAGTTCTATTGTTTCAGATGCTGCTAACCCTTCCAGTAAAACATCTAACCTCAAGTAAGTTTGATCAGTCAGTTCAAGAACGTCGCGGAAGCGTTGAGCGTACATCTTGATCTTTTCGTTACTAAGTGGTGAAACTCGATGGCCAAGTTCTCGTTTCGCAAACATCATCATTAATCCTTCAACATTTTGTTAAGCTTATCTAACTGGTCAGGACTCAGATCTTTAAACTTTCGAGCAAAAACGAGCATCAGCTCTTTGTTCTGGTCGTTAGCATCAGACATATCAACTTTTATTGATGGCTGTGACAATTGGGCGTATTTAGAGAGCTTTTCACCTTCTTTTTTACTTAACCCAAATCCTTTAACAACATCACTTATCAAGTCATCGGGGATGGCTCTTTTACCTAATTCAATAGCTGATAAATAAGCTGAACTAACGCCTATCATTTCAGCCATATCTTTCAGGACCATACCCCGGTCTATTCTTAGCTTCCTAAGATATTTACCAAAGTTCGTTACCATAGTGCGCCTCCTACAAGCCTACAGATTTTATACATCATGCGATTCTTTTTATCAACAAGATTTGTAGAAAATGGAGCATTAATGTGTAAATTAAATCTACACCTTCCTTTCATTTGATGCAATGTGCTTTTTGAAAAAAAATCACTACATCTAGGTGTTTTTTATTAACTAATGCCCAAATGTTGATTTGAGTGGGAGGATTTCACCGTGCGGCACGCAAACCCAGTCGATATGATTCTCTGTATAGATCCTTGTCGACTTCGCATCGCTGTGTGCCATCCTGCCCTGAGGGTCAATCCCCTGCTTATTGAACAGAAACGCGGAAAGCGCTCTTATCTCGTGAAAGGTGGGGCGCTGCTCATCAGGCAAACCTGAGCACACACCCACTTGATCTCTCAGCGCTGAAAACGAACGGCTAAGATAATCCGGTGCAACCTGCGTAGGGTGTCGCACCTCTTTGCTGGTGGGGTTACTTCTCTTAAGCGGAAGCCGGTGAACTACATACGGACTGGCAACATTATCTCGGCTGCGTTCAATGATATTTTTCAGCACACCGCCGATTGGGATCGCGACGTGAGAAGCCTCTTTGTATTGCACCTTCTGGCGATGAATATAGAGCGTGCCATAGATATCGTCTTTCGGTTCCGTGAGCCATACGCACCCGCAAATACCTTCGCCTGGCTGTTTAATGGAATAACGGATCCGGGAAACTTCGAGGCGCGCATGCGTTGTTTGCAAGGCAAGGTCCATAGCAGTTTGTAGCCACAGCGGCGCAGCCTGATGTATTTTCAGGTAATCGGCCAAAGAGAGCCTGCGGCGAACTTTGGATTCAACCCTGCGCATTTTTTTACGCTCTGCCGGGTTATCCATCATTAGTGATTCATCTACCGCATAGCTGAACAATTTCTTTAAGAAGCTCACCTTTCTGTTTTGAACGTTTGCAGATGCATCAGAGTGATATTTACGGACATAGCCATTCACATGCTCAAGCTCAATGTCACAGGCGTATATATCGCTAAAAAATTCTTTCACTCGCTCAATATCATTAAGCCAGACAGACAAGGTGTCCCCGCCTGGCTTCTCATCGTTTATTGCTCGCTCCAGTAATTGCTGTGCATGCTCAGCAAAAGGGCGCGCCTCTCCATTTATTCCACCAGATTCTCTGACCAGGCTTTCAATTGATGGCGTCGATTCAGGCCGCAGCCGGTTGTTATATTCTCTGGCGATCGCAATAGCTAAAACACGATCGGTGCCCAGATGCTTTCTTTTACCCGTAACGAGGGTAAACCGATATTGTCCTGATGATTTTTCAAAATAAAGGTGATCCGGGAGGTTCCGGTTTTCCCTTTTACGAGGTCTGGCGGCCATGTTAACCCTCTTGCATTAACGTGCGAACGCGCTCACTGATCATCGAATCTACGCCCCATTGTTCAGAGGAACACACCCAGACCATTCCGTCCACGACACGTCCCTTCAACAGGCCATTTTCAACCCAGCGCTTTATCGTTCTGTTATCCGGTACCGAGCCTGAAACAAACTCGCGCTTGCCCCACTGACTCGCCTTCATCAACTTGGCCATGGTCATATCTCCACTGCCGGCTGCAACCGGCTATTTCAATCGGTACGCACATGACGAGCACCCGTGGCGGGCGCCGTCGTTACAGCTGATACAAATCTTCGGTTCGCTGGTGGCCGGAGCCCCCTGCTTAATTATCCTGGCTGGGACCAGCACCGGCATCGGTACACGCAGGTTCGCCAGCTCCAGCACGCGCGCTTTACAGTCCATTGCTTCAGCGCGCCACCAGATCACATCTTCGCGCAGGCGGCGCTGGCGCCGCAGCTTCAGTTTACTTGGCATCAGACCTCCTCCACTTCCAGTCTGATGTCACCCACTCGACGAGCATCCAGATAGTAAATGCCCGCAGCCAATTGCCTACCTGTTACAGTCCAGGCGACGAGGTGATCCTCGCAATAGGGATTGCCGATATTCATAACACCAACATCATGGGCAACCGTCCTCGCTTCCAGTTCAGCGATGCGCAGGCTAAGCATCTCAATCTGTTCATCTTGATTGCAAAGCTGCGCACATTTGGTATCTACGCGCGCATTTGCAGCATCAACATCTCGCTTCAGTTCAGCGATCCGCTTCTTGTAGGCGTCACGCTCTGCCAGCAGGGCGAGGATGTTGGCTGGGGATGCACCCTGCACAAACTTGCGATTCGACTCATCGTCATTGCCCTGAAATGAACAGATGATAAAGCCGCCATTCTCCCGATCATCATCAGAGCATATTGCCTCCCAACCTTCCCCGGATTCTCTTACCCATTCACCGCCACTGGCTTTCTCAGCCGCTGATTTCAGCTTCATCGCCAGCTCGTCGTTGTTAGTCATGGCTTCAACCCCTCGAAAGTCACTGTGGCGTAAAACATATCGCTCGGATCGCGGTAGAACTCGATGGCCTTGATGCAAAGGACGCCGATCCGATTGCCGGTCAAAGCGATGGTGAAGGTGTCACCTTTCTTGGGCTTCTTCTCGTGAATCAGGCCTGCGCCGAAGAAGTGGCCGGTGATCTCCATTTTCCCCTTTGGCTTGAAGCCGCGAACGAAGTGGAGGGCGTGGCCCCAGTGCTGCCGGGTGTAATCGAACTCTTTGCTTTCTGGCCTGTTGCCAATCAGCAGCGCGATTAATTTAGCGAGCATGTTTACCTCCCCGCAGCTCGTTCAGTTGCTGACAATCCACGCAGGTTTTGCAGCCAGGAACGGCAGCGCGCCGCGCTTCAGGAATGTCCACGCCACAGGCTTCGCATTGCTCCGCAGACACTGCGTCACGGTCGATGCGAATACGCTGTAAAGCATGCTCCATGGTGAGCTCTACCAGAGCGTTGGCCTGGTCGATGATTTCTGCGGCCATCATTAACCTGCCTTATTCCGGAGATGGTTTGCTACTGCAACCAACGAATCATGTATTTCCATGGCACCAGCTGCGCGCAATTCTGCGTCTTGATAACTGATGTCATGCCGGTCCATGACGCAGTCGGTGTCGAGATAGTCCGAGCTATTTTCCAGTGCGTCAGTAATTGCTTCCGCGCGCAGGGAGGCTAGGAATGCATCAGTGGCTGGCGTTTCTTCGAGTGCATAGCAAACATCGTCATTGCTGCATGGATCATCTTGACCACAACCCACGCAGAAGTGGACCGATTCGCTGTGAGTCTTAATAGCCGACTTCATCAGAGCATTCTCTCCGGCCAGCTGCTTTACCTCGTTCCGGGATTCGCACAGCGCCACGAACTGAACATCGAGGCGGTCTGCCATAGCGGTCATTAACTTTGCTGCTGCTGGTGGCAGAGTAGGGGCTGTCACTCTGGCGTCGGCGATCAGCTCTTTGGCATTCATTCGCATGTTGGTATCTCCTGCGCGCTGCAACGCGCGATTTTTGGTTGCACGAATCCCTCGCCGGCTGGCGATTAATAAAAATGGGTTCGCTTTAATAAACGCCCGGAACAGAGAAGGGCGCTTAATGAAGCGGGCGGCTGCAACCGCCCAGGTATCTCCACACAGATGAAAGCGCGCTCCGGAAGGAGTTTGCATTAACGACCAGACACTTGAGGGAGAGTGCCGGAGCGCGCTTGCATCTATGCGAAAAAAAGTGCGGCACCCATCACGGGTAAGGATCCGATGCCGCCAATGACTACACGTTGCATTTATTCTTTGTGGTGCCGGGTGCCTCCCGGTGATCGCATCCAGTTACGTGCGATCGGGTACCAAACCACCTGATAAAGACTTTGTTAACTGTCCCGCGCGCGCTGAGCCGCATTCACCACAACGAAGAGAGCACTGCATTTGACCACCTTACGCCGCGTTGCCCGTAACGTTGCCTTTGCGACCTAACGACCTTGCCGCCAGGGGAAGTTTCACAGGTGCTGGCCATATATCCGGCGCAATGCTCTCATCGTTGCATCCTCGTCTCTTCCGAGGTGTCACACCGTATCGCCGCGATGGTGAGTCGCCGTATGGCGCATGCCTGGCTTGCACATTCCGGCTACCCACAAGCCCAATGCAGTACTTCAAGGGAGGCTGTGGACCGCTTCGACGCATGTGCCATACGCCGTGAATTAACTCTACAGATAAAACTGTATTATTGTCAACAGTTAAAGCTGTAAATGGTCTTAATGCAACATATGTTTCTGTTTTAATGGGAATTAATTTTATTAGGGCGAAAAAAAACCGACTAAAGTCGGTCTTTCAATGATGGCGGGAGGTTATCGCTTTCGGCGGTAGATACGGTGCTCAATCATTACACCAATTATCGTTAATGGCTGCTGATCGCTACTTATGACTGGGTAATCATCGTTTAATGGAACCAATTCAAAATGTTGGCAGCCTTTCTTATCAGTGTAGGTTGGACGGTATTTTTTGAATGTAGCTTGTTGCCCGCCGTTCTTTGCTACAACAAATTCTCCAGGTGTTGGCTCTATCTCCGGATCTACAATGATGACATCGCCAGCCTTGAAATCTGGCTCCATTGAATCGCCCTCAATACGTAGAGCGAAGGTAAAATCTGACACATCAAGATCCGTGAGTATATATTCCATGTCTCCATCAAATGCTTCGATAGGGTTCTTTTCAGCTAGCGCACCTGCCTGTATGTAGCTTATCAAAGGAATTCGCCTGTTACTTACCTCACCCATTGGCATAAATGCACCGCCATTCATGAGCCAGCTAGCATCACAATTAAGTGCCTTGGCTATCCCAATTATGTTGCGGGGTTTGAGCGTTTTCCCGTCTTCAATGCTTTGCCAAGACTGCTGACGTATACCCGCTTTCTCAGCTGCTTCTGTCTGCGTCATGCCTAGTTCAAGGCGCTTTCGTTTAACCCTATCTGCAAGGCTCACAGTTTCCTCTTAATTTTCATTTGGTTCTGTTTCCTTCATGTTGCTGCGTCCCGCAACATCGGCCCCATAACTATTTAGGCATGGTCACAGTTAAAACTGTAATTGACAAACAGAAATGACTGTTTCAGAATACAGATAAAACTGTTGGAGGTTACATGAACACAATTTCTCAACGCCTTAGGAAGAAACGTGAAGAGATGAACTTATCTCAAGCTCAGTTAGCCGAAAAAGCCGGAATGACCCAGCAGTCATTACAGGCTATTGAGGCAGGCAACACTAAGCGCCCACGTTTCTTACTCGAAATCGCAAGCGTTCTTCAATGTGATGCGCATTGGCTGTTGTACGGAGACGATCGCTCAAGCGCGCCAGAACTATCAAATTTGAAGAACATCAACCCTACCTGAATTCATTCAAGCAATTAACTACCAGAGGAAAAGCGAGATGGTAGAGCACACCTTAAAGAATGTCGTCAAGGCTATGTGTAAAGCCTACCCGGGCGGGCGCGAGGCGATGGCCGGTGCGCTTGGCATGAGCGTGACGCAGTTCAACAACAACCTGTACGAGAAGAACGGCTGCCGTTTCTTCGAGGCCTCCGAGCTGGAAGCAATGGAGGACATCTCCAACACCTCTTGCCTGGCTGACTACTTTGCCCGGCGCCGCGGATGCCTGCTGGTTGAACAGCCGAGGATGGAAGACCTCGATCGCGTTGACCTTTTCAGCCGTTCGATG